CGCCACTAGCGCGGCCATGCGCGGCGGTTCCTTGCGGTAAGCTGCCGTCAGCCAATACTCGATGCTGCCATGCATTTCGGCGATTAGGCGTTGCAGGTCGCGGCGGTACTTGTCGGCCACGCCTGCATTGGCACGGACTGGGCGGGTGACTTTACTCTTCGTTGCCATCATCTGGTTTCTTTGGGTCGCCTTCATCCGCCGGGTCAGTCTCACCCATAGGCGGTACCGGCGGCGGGGCGCTGGTGTCCAAGCCGTTGTAACCTGATGCCGGATCACGGGCCAGCCGTTCGCGAACTTCCTGCGGGGATAACACGCCACGGTCAATATAGGCAGCGTCCATATCGCTGTCGTTTTTGCGCAATTCAGCCTCTTCTTTTGGCGTCATTTGGTACAGCGAAACGAAGGTAAACCCAATGTCCGGGTCAATCTTGCCGAATAATGATAGCTGCACGGCCTTGAGGATTGTCTCAAGCGATTCACGCCAGAATGCCTCTTGCTGGGCCGCTATCCAGTCGTAAAACACCCTAATTTCTCCGTCGCTGCTGGCATTCAATCCGCCTGGGCTGATGCCGGTCAGAATCACGGCTGGCATTCTTGAGACCGAACAAAGTTGCTGCTGGCTTTGCCCCTGCAATTCGTGTAGTCCGCTCAGTGGCGTATTGACCTGCACCAGCTCTTCACGCTCCTTATCGAGCAGCATCAGGCCACGATTTGACCGGCAAGCGGTGAAAAGCTCAGCGCGTGAGAATAGATCAGTGCCGTCGTCGGTACCCTGCAACACCTGATCCATGCTTGTCGCCAGAGCTGTAATTGAAAAGTTATTGAGCAGGTCGGACACGCTTTGCCGCGTGCGTAGCCAGTTATCCACGTAGGGTTCTGCCAACTGGCTCAAGCTCATGCCGCCGAAGTTGAAGGCTGGCTTTAAGATATCAGGCAGTGGCCGGGTAATCACGGTCAGCAGGCGCGAGGCGTGGACCTCTTGGCCCAGCATAAACCACTTGGACGGCACGTAGAAATCAGGCGCTGCCGGGTCCAGTGCGTTGTAACCTGCGGGCGTTGTCCATATCGCCTCAACCGGTGTAATGCGCTTTAAGCTGCCCTTGGCCACGGTTCGAGGGTCAAGAATCAGCGGGGTCGATCTGTCAGCGCCTTCAATCTCAAGGAATATCTGAGCGCGTCCGAAGTAGCAGTCCTGCCCGGCTGCTGTGGCTATCATTCCTCGAACCTTAAGCCGCTTGAATTCATCCTCGATCGCTTTGATTTTGTCAGCGCTATCGTCGTCGTCGTCCTGCTTGCTGCTGAACTTGATCCACTCCCGCGTCAGTTCTGTGGCCATGCTTGATGCGAAAGCCCGGAACTCTGAGCGCGTGGCCAATTGAGACAGATACGCATAGCCGGGGAATCCGCCGCCCGGGTACTTCGAGCTGATGAAGGAATAGGCCGGGCCATCCATTGCCATCACTGGGGCTGTCACACCGATGGGCGCTACACCTGGCATCAGGGCCGGGGCCTTCACTGGCCATGCGTAGGGCTTGGAGTCCATGACTAGCATCTTGGCCCTGTTTGCTGCACCTCTAAGCAGGTCGCCCTTGGGAGCCGGTGCGCTGGGCTGGGTTTTGCGGGGGCGTCCCACTGGGCGTTTGATTTGGTTCATTTAATTATTTTACATTATTTGTTTTAATCACCTACCCATTGCTTTCCTGATAGCCTCGCTGCTGATTTTCATCGGGTCAACGCCTGGTGATAGGGCGCAAATTAAGCTGTCAGCCAAGTTCGGCGACATAACCCCGCGCTTGGCTAGGTCCTTCTTTGCCTCAACCTTCACGCGGCCATTATTGTCAAATTCGCGCATGGGCGTGGAAAGCTCGTCGATCAGCAGGTTTAAGTGTGGCAGGTCGCTGCACAGTGAGATCATTTGATCTTCTGGAAACGTCTGCCCATTGCGGATCGCGTTGAAAGTGTTTCTGAAACGATCGGCTACCAACCACCACGCCTGGGCCTTGATGTTGATGAACTGATCCTTGTTCTTTACCGTTGGCTGGTAAAACGACTCAGGCCGCCACACCGCGCCGCCTGCGTTGAATTTGTGGTACTGGATGCGGCCATCAACTATCGTGTCATTCAGCTCACCAAACTTATCGCCCGCCGAGGCTCCTACGCCGATTGAGTCGTAAATTACCGAAGCCTGTAGAGTCTGCGCGGCTTTCCACGTTCGCGTGCAGGATTTGAGCAGCTCATCCTCGCCAGCCTTCCAAAGGTCCGCCCAGCGCACTACAGAGCCATGCGCGTACATCAGGGCGCACTTATCGGCCCCGCCATCTGCAATGTCAAAGCCCATGCGCTTGCGGCCTGTCTCGGCCCATCCTAGTGACTTGTGGGCATCAATCGAGGCGAGTATCCATGACCGCTTGATGATTACCGTATCATCATCGGTGCGGGGTTCGCCAAGATAGACGTGCTGATAACTCTCAAAATCCTCGGCTTTGGCCGCTTCGATGATTTGTAGCATCGTCTTTGACAAAAATTGATTTTCGTCATAGTTGATCTTGCGGATGATGGTATTTGGCGGCGGATCGGTCACAAACCGCCTATAGGCAAAGTCAGTCGCCAGAATTGGATTGAAGATTACCCAGACCTGTGATCCTTCCTTGCGGATCGTCGGCTCCAATATCTTCCACTGCTCCTCGGTGAGATTGTGGGCTTCCTCAATCCACAAAATATCGATATCTTCGAGTGATTTGATTTCATCAATCGAGCGCCACAGCCCATAAAACAGGAACTCGCTGCCTGCTGTGCTGTAAATCTTGTCACGCTGAATGTCGAAACGCTCAGAAAGACCGAATCTCTCAATCTGGATTTTAAGCAGGGTGTAAACACTGTCGGTTATGCGATTCTGAAGTTGTCTCACACATAACACGCGCAACTTTGCGTTGTCTGCCAGGTAAGTTGCAAACCCAGCCGCGTCCCAGCTTTTGCTTGATGCCCGTCCACCGATCAACACTCTATTGCGGGCTTTAGCTTTCCAAAATGGCCGTAGGGCTGGGTTTAAAGACGGCCTGTCAGTTGATTTCATCACACATCAATGGCATCTTCGCCGTAGAAGTGTGCAAGTCCAGATGGTCCTTTTGGCGGGTTTTGTACTTTGTTCACCACTTCCTTATTGGCAGCAAGCAGGTTCAATCCTATATTGCTTGCGTCGTTAGCCATGCGGGTCAACACTGCCACGCCCTTGAGTGATTCCAGGCTGGCCGCATTGAGCGGGGCCGCGTCGTCGATCTCTTGCACCTTCGCGTTGGCAATTCCAGCCAGCCGATGCGCGGTAGCAGAGCCATACTTTGCAGCTCCTGCAAGGTGCATTCCTGTAGCTCTTAGATCATCGGCAAGAGAATATATTTCCACTTGCGTACTTATTGGGCGTTCTTTTATTTTGTTTTCAGCCGTAACTAATTGATTTGCAAGAGCTTTTTTTTCTTCATATTGCGCCCTTTGCGCACTTATTCGCTTTCTGATTGCTGACTCAGCCACTCCGTACCTATTTGCCACTGATCGGTACGTCTCACCCGCTTCAATGCGCCTTGATGCGTCGTTCCATTCTTCCACTGTGAATTTTGAAGGTCGTCCCATGCTGCTATCTTACCAAACGCTCAAGACTTTAATGCTGATCGTGCCGTAATGAACCCGTCCACCGGTCGTGGTCATAACGGCGCTTACCAAGTAGTCGTGTTGATCTATACCGCCTGCGAGCCATATCTTGACCACGCTTTCATTTATCGTGCTGAGCAATACAGTGATTCCGGGATCGGCCACTACCATAATTTGTCAAATCACGGGCATAGGATTTATCTTGCGACTGCCCGTTACCTTTATCGGCTCCGCTGATTTCACCGCTGCCGCATCGGTGTGAGGTTGCCGTCGCCATTTAAGCCCGTGGCGAACTACATTCAGCTTCTGTAAGAATTGCGGGCGATTCATTGTATTTTAATCTTTGACGGGTGTAAACAAGGCGAATCATCTATTGGCTGGAATAATTCTGGATAATCTCGTCGAGCGTTCCTGTGAACCTCGTCGATTCCGTCCATATCTTTGTTGACGCCGCGCCAGATCAGGTCGTTTCTGAGTAATGGCGGGAGGATTTGGGCGACTATTTTTTCGTCTGTCATGTTTACCTTTCGTTATGCAAGCTCACCCAATGCCCAAAGCGCGGCGGCACGATCTGCCGGTTTCTCGTGTGGGTCTTTTGCTATTACTTGCCACAATGCCACTTGGCGCGCGTGGCCAGCCTC